TATAAATCTAGTATTAACAACTAAACTAGCTGTTGCATATTTTCGATTATTATCAGAATCTACTTCCCTTAAAATTCTAAGTTCAGCATCATTAATAAATCCATTTAAAATAGTATCTGTAAATACATTACTTGATACTTCTGTGTAATCTATAATTTTTTGTTTTAATTCATCGTATGTCATGCTCTATCATTAACAGGTCCAGCTAAACATTGGAACCCGCCTCCCGTTTCTGTGCTACTTGCAGCACTAATTAAGTTAAAAGTAAAACTGTTAAATTCTGTAACAGTTGAAGGTTGACCCGCTTGTGTTACTACAGTTGGAACCATCGTTACTGCGTAAGCACCGTAAACTTTTGCTCCACTTGAGTGTTCACCTGCGGGTGTGTTTTTGGGAGTCTGTCCTCTGAAAGGAGCAGCTGTTCCTCGAACACAATTCGATAAAACATTTGCTGAGTTACCATTATAATAAATAGTTTCAGTTTCATATAATCCAGATGTTGCATTTATTTTTTCAATTGCAATATATCCTTGACTAGGAAAAGTAGAAGAATCTGTTAAAGTGATTGAATTATCTGTTGCTGTAATATTTCCATTTAAAGTAGTTTCTAATTGTAATGTAGAAATTGCAACCCCACCTACAGGACTCTTAACATCATAGAATCTTATAAAGTCTCCATTTTGATAACCACTAAAAGGAAAGCTAACAGAAACTTGAGTAGAGGCATTGGTCATTGTAAAAGGATTGGTCGGTAAAAAATCTGTAGTTGGAAATTCTGTTCTTGCTGGTCTTGGATGCGGCAATCCTTGAGGATCTGCACTGTAAGGTGTAGGTTCTAACTGAGGCTGCTTCGGTTCATATTCAGAAGTATGAACTCTTGCACCATTCCATTCTCTAACCATTTCTCTGTACGGATATGCCAAACCTGATCGGTCTGAAATAAATAATGCGTGTTTTCCTTTTGATAAATTTCCCATAGTTATATACTCGGATAATAAGTTTTAGGTGAAATGTAGACACTAGCTGAAGAACCATCTTCTTCTAGAGCTCTAGCCAATTCATCTTCATAAATTAATTTTAATTCTTGTATTCTTGGTTGTGCATATTTCATAGATAGATAATATGTTAAACCAGCAACCATGCAAGGTACAAATCTATAAGGTACATCGGTTGCATTAGTATAAGCACCTGCATCTTGTATTCTTTTTTCATAATAAAAATTTATTACATTTCCTGCTTCTGATGAACCCGGTGTTAAATATAAAGTTATTAGAATATGATCAATAAATCTTTGAACAAAATATTGAGATGGTTGTCCTGTTGTTGATTTATTTGAAAGAGCTTGAAATTGAGATCTGTTAATTTTTTCTAAAGGAGAATCCACACTAGAAGAATTTCTGTAAGACATTTCTAAAATTTCTGTAGCTTGGTTTACAAAATTAGTAACAGCATCTCCACTTGAGTGAGTTGCAGCTGTTGTTCCATTAACTCCTCGAGTTACTCCAGTAAGCTCTAAATCACTAAATCCGGTATAAGAAATATTTTCAGATCCTACATTAATAGTTCCCGAATCAGGCATACGAGTTTTTGAAGCAATTGTGATGCCTGTGGTTTGAGAAGTAGTGGTAATAGCGGCAGTTAAAGTAGTGGTTACTCCATTAGAATTTCCATCAGACGTTGCTCTAAAAATTTTATATTCGTTTTGACCGTCTACTAAAGTAATATTAGTATTAGCTACTTCCCAAAAATGAAGACCTCTGTTACCCCATTCTTGAAACATTATATTTAACGATCTTCGAGCAGTTTTTAAATTATAACCGCTCATGTCAAATTGACCAAGTCTATTATAAGACTCTTCAATTATCTCATCGATCGAAAACGTTTTGTCAAACGTTGTAGTGCCAGAAGTAGTGTTGGCCATTTAAACTCCTACGAATTAGCTCCACCACTATGAAACACAGTGATAGCAGTGATCGCTTCTGTAGTAAAACCTGAAACTACTGAAGTTTTAAATAAAATTGGTACAGGAAAATTTACAGTAAAATCATTAATGTGTGCACCTTTATTTATTTTAACTTTTGAAGTTGAATCATCACTAAGTTCTAAAACACCAGCGGCAGCTGGCCCAGATACATGAACTCCATATACTCTGGTTCTACCTGTTTGAATAGTTTTACTCTCTGTAGTTACGTTTGTTGCTACTCCATCTATAGATGAATATGTTGTCATGTTTTTCTCCTTAAAATTAATATGTGGGGCCGAAGCCCCACACTAATTATTTATTACGTATCGCTAAATGGTGTTACGATTGTACCTGATCCAAGAATTAAAGTATTGTGTACTAAATACTCTGCAGATTGTAATGCAGTTACTTGAATAACAGAACCAGTGATACCACCAGTTGTAGTTCCATTCATTGATAAAACATCATTAGATGCTGCTGGGAAAAAAGCTTTTTTATCTCCATCATCTACTGCAATCATTGCAGCACCAACAAACTTATCAGTTCCATCAGTAACAATTTGAACATCAGTTGCAGTTGTGTCTACATAAAAATAGAAACTTGCACCAACATTATTTAGATTGTTGTAGTCTGTAGTACCTGCAGTTGCTCCATTAGCATTTGTATTGATTGACGGTAAAGTAAAAATACCATCCGCGTCTTGTGTTATTAAGATTCTTCCTGCGTGATCATTTACAGTTAATGTAGTATTAGCTGTTAATGCAACAGTTGATCCTGGTCCAGTACCTATAAAACCATTTTTAGAAATGACCGGTCCTGAAAACGTAGTATTTGCCATATTATTATCCTCCTAGTTATTTGAATATCGTCTCTAGGCCGTCGACTATACGCGTCGATATTCAATTTAATGTATAGTGTATTTTTTATACATTAGTTTTAAGTAGAGTGCAAGAGAGCCTGTAGTGCGGAGTGGATTTTTTCCAACGATGTAGCTTTTTATTAAGTAGCTACTGAAACTTCAGGAGCAGAACCTTCAATATTGTTCTGTCTGTGGGCAATTGCTGCTTCTTCCAGCTTGATCTTTGTGATGATCTCTTTTACTTTGTCATCAATTCTGACCATTTCAAGAGTGTATCTGTTATTATCCAGATGCTCCTGTTCCCACTTCAACTCCAAGGACCTTTTTGCTTTGTATAGGTCTTGTATCATTTATAACCTCTTCAAAAGTTATTCTATTTATCCTAGAATCATAGTTGTTTCCAAGATCTTCCCATTTTATACTATTTTCTCCTAGCTTGTCAAGTATAGCTAGTTCTACAGCTTTTGCATTATCTTCAGCTAGTATTTCAAATTTAGCATGGTGATTGTATGCAAAAATATTAACGAGAAGTTTTTTCATGAGTTTTTCTTTCTTATTTTGTAAATGAGGCGGGATTGTGTCCCGCCTCAAAATTATCTATTAACTTACTCCAGGAGAACCGAAGATTCCTCTAAAGTCAGACACACCAAATTGGTATCTTTCTCTAGCTTTAAATCTTAAGTTTCCAGTGTCGAAGTCACCTTCCATAGCTGTTTTGATTGGTGTTCTAACGAAATGTTTCATTCCGTTTGGAACATCAGTGATAAGGAAGAACGCGTTTGGATCAGTTAAGAAATTGTTCACTCTGTAACCTTGAGGAACCATTCCCATTGATCTAACTGCGTTGATATCATTATCAGCAGTTTGAACTCTGCCTTCTGATTTCATCAATCTTTCAGCTTGGAATTGTAGCGCAGAAGGAACAATCATTTTTGTTGCTTTCGCTGCAATTTTTAAACCTCTTTCATCAGTAAACGCTGCAATGTCAATAAGAGATTGCTCTAATGAAGTTTCGTTTAAGTCCGCTGCCGTAGATAGAGTGTTTGACACTGTACCAGCAATTGTTGGGTGAGATGTGCTAAATAAATTGCTGCCATCTCCAGAAGTGAAACCACCTCCGAAACCATTAATCAAAGGATTAACAGCTTTAACTTGCTTAGTATTTGCCATACTTCTAGCTAACGCTTTAGTGTATCTGCTTGACAGTCTGTCATACAGGTTATCTTCCACCGCTTCCTCAGTAATAGCGAAGGCAAGAGCCACAGTTTCCATAGTGTATCTTGCAGTGTAAGTTTCTTGAGCATTGTCAAAAACTACACCTGAACCTTCAGGTTTTACTTGAGCATTAGCGAATCCAGATAACATAACTTCCTCTTCGAAAGCTCTGTCTGAAGTTTCTGTCGCGTAGATCTCAGCATGTTGGTTTTCGTATCTTTTGTATTCCAAGCCGAACAGTGCGTTCAAACCTGGCTCTAGTTCTTTAACTAGTTGTCCTCGTGATATAGCCATAATTTAATCTCCTATTCTGCTATTATACTCCAGCTGTACCTTTTAAGAAGTGCTCATTGATCATTACAACAAAGTTAACATGCGATGCAGTTAAATCATTGTTCTTAATGTCTTTTGAAACTCCAACTACTCTCAATTGTCCACTAGCTGTCGACGTAGTCGAGTCATCTAGTTCAACACCTGAAAGGTAATCGTGAGAACTTCCTGCTGCATAAGTGATGTCATAATTCATGAAAACATCAGTTTGTGCAGAAGCTGTTGTGTTGTCTGATTGAATCTCAAATCTCTCGTAAGGATCTGAAGATACAAAGCCTACGATATCTGTTGCAGTGTTACTTGCATTCAGATGGTTCGCAAACGTTGGTTTTGATGTATCGGCTGCTGTAAAGAAAACACCATTTAGGGATCCTAGTAAAGTATCACCTGCTGCCGCCACTTCGATCGTTCCAGTAGCCGCAGCTTTAACTGGATCTTGACCGTAGATAGCTGTTGCAGAAGCTGCAATACTAAATTCCGCTAAACCTTGGTTATCTCTATTTTGACCGATTTTTCCTATTGCTCTTAAGCCGAAAGGACTATCTTGGTTTGCCATAGTTTTTCTCCTTGGTTAATTTAAATGATGAACTAGAAATTGTTAAAAAACTTATTTCTTCGTACCACCAAAAGTTACACGAGTATTTCTATCAACACTGATAGGCATACTTGGATGCTCTTCCTTTAAGAGATCGTTGTCGAAGGCACTTTCGTTCTCCTGCGCTTGCTTACGATAGTAATCAGCGTATTGTTGTGCGATCTCTACAGGTACTCTAGCGAGCACTAGGCCACCTTGACCGATCACTCCCTTGTACTTACCGTCTTCCACTACAGCATAATCTGTTTCATTATATTCATCGGCTCTTACTAATTCAAAGCCAGATCTTATTCTGCTTTGTACGTTCTTAGAATCGTCGAATCCCATAGACTCAGCTCTTAGCCATCTGTGGACATATCCTGCCGGTGCAGGGGGTGCATCTAATAAAGATGGTGGAGACCAGACTTTTGGTCGAGATGTTTTTTCTCTAGTCTGACTCGCACGTGAAGTTTTTTGATCTTGATTTTCCATGCTTATACTCCTTCCGTGATTTTTAATTGTTCCGCATAGTCTTTAAGTGGCACACCCAATTTTTTAGCAATTGCTACCTGTGAAGGCGTGAGTTTCACAATTTTGCGACCAGAGGACCTGTTAGCTCGCGTAGCCGAAGCTACAGTTTGAGTAGGTCTAGTCGATTCCTGAGTAACATTAGTATCAAACTTGTGCGGAAATTCAAGTCTTATTCTTCTATCTACCTCTGAATAATACTCTTCAGGCTCGGTATTAGGGTCATATCCTTCAATTTCAGTCAACTGTCTGTGTATTACTTTTGCTCCCTCAGTCATTATGGGATCTTTGTTGAACCATTCGTTTTTTCTAGCCCAATCTCTTGCTCTAGAATCCACTTGTCTTGGCACATCCACTTCTTGTTGTATTTGTTGTTGTGGTACTGGAGCTTGAGCTTTCTGTTCAACTTGTCTAGCTTTTAAATCAGCAAGTCTTGCTTCTTCATAACCTAGTCTTGAAATTTCTGCGCTTGCAGCAACTTCAGCTTTAAGATCACTTTCTTCTCTAGCTTTTGCAAGTTTTGCAACAGCTGCTTCCATACCTGCTTTAATTCTATTTTCTTTTTCAGATACAAATCCTGTATCTAATTTTGAAAGTCTAGCACTTAAAGCTTCTTTTTCAGCTAAAACACTTTTTGCATAAATCGTAGCTGCTTCTTCTCTTCGCTCTGACTCACGCATTTTTTTAGTTAATTTAGCTATTCTTCTTTTTACTCCTTCAGAGTATTCTTCTAATTCTTTCTTTTTTTCTGTATTCTCTTCGCTAGCTTGAACATCAGTTGGCTCATCAGATTTCGCATTTGCGTCATCGGCGCTACCACCGTCTTCAAGTTTTGTTTCACGTTCGTTTTCATATGACTTATCCGTTCCTGGTGTTTTTTCTTCAACTATAGTTTCTTCAATTAATTCTT